TGCTTCTTGTCCTACAATATTACAAGAAAAATCCTGAACATCTTCTGGTGGCTCAATCGCACCAATGATTGTTCTTTGTGCTGTTACATAAGTTGAACTAGAACCAATACTTGAAACTGCTTTAACTCTTACATCATAAACATTTTGGTCAATTACATTTAAGACTCTATGATTTAATCCTGAACCTTGTGCATAGATAATATAATCACTATCAGAAGCTAGTTTGTATTCTACTTGGTAGTAATCAACAAAGCTATCAGGAGAAGCACCTAATGTTATATTCATGGCAACGATAACAGTACCATCATTATATTCAATTAATTGGTCATCTAAAGTAACACTTGCTGGTGGTTGAACATTAAATGGATTAGGTAAATTAGTTGTAGGTATTGCAGTAGCTTGTGTCTTGGTCGCCCAAGTATAATGTGAATCTTGATGTTCTACTAAAGTTAAAGATACTGTAAAATCTTGATTAAAAGTCATTCCTAAAACTCTAAAAGGTTTAGCAGAAAATCCTAAAGAAGAATGAGTTATATTAACTATTTCTCCAATATTTAATTCATAACCTTTAAAAGTTATATTCAATGATAAACCTATTGCTTCTCTACTTCTTCTAAGTATTACTTCTGCCATTTCTTCAGCTTGATATTGAGAGGTAAGTGTAGGAAATTGAAATCTACCTTCTAATAAAAATCCACCATCTGCTGACTTCATAGTTGCGTGTCTATCTGCACTTGGTAATCCTGAATCATCTATTGGTGGAAATTGTACTTCATCAACTTGATAAGATTTTGCTGGATTAACAAATGATGCTATAACTCTATTATATTTTTCATTCTTAGTTGGAATAGCCAAACCATAACCACCTATAATATCATCTTCTGTTAAAGTAACAGAACCTGTGCCTACTGTTTCAATAATTAAACTATACTTACCTTGTGTATATGGAATATAACCTCTGCAACCTTTTATCAGTTCTCTTAAATTATCAATTAAGTTTCTTGAAGTATCAACTGCTGTATTGCAATCAAAAATATTTATATCACTAGCACCAGAATATGGTGTTACTTGTGTTACGCAAACTTGTGAAGCATCATAAAAACTTTGTAAATCTATTTCACTTGTTGTTAATCCTTTTCCATATCTAGTATTAGTTAAATAATCTAATATGCACCATGCTGGATTAGTTTGATAACTTGCAGATTGTTCTACTAGACTTGCATTATAAGTTTTAACTTTTTTACCTTGTAATTTAGCTTGAATTTTAGGCATACCACCCCAAACATCTTGATTCCATTTAAACTTTAAAGCTAAATAACAAAGACCTGATAGTTTATGATTACTGCCCCAATTAGATAATGTTGATAATAAACTAGATGCTGATTGACCATCTGTTCCATAATGAGGCTCTACTGTAACTAAACTAACTCCATCTTTATAATAATTAGCATCAGAACTATTAACTGTAACTTGTGTATTATCTGCTAAATCTCCAGACCATGTAACTACTTGGTCGTCTATTCTTATTTCTGTTATATCATTTATCTCTCCTTCTGATAATACTAAAGCAATATATAAGAACTCGTTATCTGTTCCTGAACTTTCTACAAAAACTCTTGAGCCACCAACTAATCTTTCTCCATAGATTACAGGAATATTTATGTCATTTGATTGTTTATTAACTAACAATCCTTTTTCAAAGTCATCAAATGCACTAGTTCCAAAATCTTCAATTTCAGGTACTTTAGGTCTTAATACCCATGATAAAAATAAACTTGCACCTAAACTAACTAAAGGATTTTTAAAAAAACTAAATAGTTTTGTTCCTTTAGCCTTAGTTACTACGCTAGTTACTGTTTCTACTACACCACCCATTAGATATGAAACTCCCTTTTGTATTTTTTAGATATTCTATAAATATTATTGTTATCATCTAATCTTAACCAATTAATACATTGATTGACTTTTAGATAATCTTTAAAATGATTATAAACCCAACCCATAACTTCTTTAGGATTTTTAGATATAAGAATATCATATAACCATAAATTACTTCCACTTTGCCATTTATCTTTTTTAATAATTGCTTTTGTTTTATAATGATCTTCTGCTTCTTTATTTATAAATGCCCAATTAACAAAACCATAAATACCTTTATCATCTTCAAATATTTTATATTGTCTGCAATTTATTGATGGCTCAATATGGTAATATAAATCATCATTAGTATAATTCTTGTATTTGTTAAATGTTTTATAAAAATTAATAATATTATCCATTATGTTCTACCCCATTTAATATCACTAATTATTTCAGAAGAAAAATCCATACCAACATCTGTACTAAAGAATCTTTGTTGAGAAGTATTGTTTGTTTTACGACCATTCTTTTTATCAAAATCTGCCCAATGTGATACGATTGATAAAGTTACATTACTTTGTTTTTCAGATTCTTGAATAGAGTAGTTTTCAATATTACCTTTATAAAGAAGTATAGGGTCAGCAATCAAACTATTATCATCAGCTAATAAACCTCTATAAATATCTACTGTGTCATTAGTTACATTTTCATTTAAAACTAGTGATATGAATGTTTGGTCTGAACCTGATAAAACTAATTTTAAACTAGCTTTGGTTAAATCTGTTTGTTCACTATGTTCAGATATACCCATAATAAAATTTGAAGCTGAATAAGTTACTGATGAGCCTGATACTGATGAAGTTAATGGAAAAGAACAATCAGTAATGTTAATAGGAGTAGAGAACCCAATAGTGATAAGGTGTATTGGTCTAATATCATTTGTTGCTAGTTCGTTCTTTATCGCTGTTGTTAGGCTTCTCGTCATATTCCTCAAATGTTCTTCTTGTTACTTTTATTGAATCATTGACAGTATAATTAGCATTTTTAGATGGGTCGCTATACTTTCCTTGATTCAAAGATTGAGAATTGAAATCATCAGCTTCAATTATTTCTTCAGCTAAAAAATCAACACTAATCCAATATTTTACTTTGTATTTCATCTATAGGGTTTCTTCAACATCAAATTGATATTCATAATATAAATTACCATCTTTATCTACACCTGATACTCCAAACTCTTGAATATCATTTGTTAGGTGTACTGTAAAAGGTACATTATCATAAGTTATATTTGATGAAGAAATTGCTGTTGTTAATGGTGGCTCAATAGTAAGTGAGCCTGTAGAAATATCTGAATTGTCTGCAACGATCATATAAACTTTATCGTGACTAGCAAACTTTATAAAATCTCCAGCCTTTAAAGTTCCTGTGCCTGTACCACCTAATGTAATAGATGTATCTCCAGCACTCGCTGTACCATGAGGAATACCTGATGCTGTACCTTTAGCATCTTCTATTTCTGGTGGAATGATTGTAAAGTTTTCTTTGCCTGATCTTTGTTTAAGTATAAATGCCATTAACTCTCCATACACATCTGATCTTTTAGCAGTAATAATTTGAACTGAAAATGCCCATCTTTGATTATCTATTTGTCTAGCAAGTTTCTTACCTGAAACAGTTTTTGAGATAATAGTATTTTGAATTGACTTTATTCCTAAAGTTCCAAACTTAGCAGTTGATATAGGAAATGCACCAGCCATTAGATTAAGTTTTTACTCCCTCTTTCATTTACTGCGTTATTAATTAATTGAGTTATAGTTCCTCTTGATCTAACTAATAATTCTTCAAAGCCAGAAGCATCTACTGTATTGATATTAAAAGTAACATTAGTTGAACCACCACCTGTTCCTCTAGCTGATTGAGTAATTTGTCCTGATTGATTTGGTACAAACATTTCTGGCCCATTTTCTCCTACTAAAATTGGATTACCTTTTGATACTGCACCACCACTAGCAAAGCTACCCATTATACCAGTTAATAAATCGCCACCAGTAGAGATACCTTTCATTACACTTTGTTTAGTTTTTTCATGTGTAATCATTTTTTCAATTCCTAATTTTGTCATCAACTGTCCTATTTGAGTATTTTCCATAGCAATAGAAATAGCTTGTCTTGCTATCTGTTCTATTAAGTGTGCTATAATTTTTGATAAAACTTGTTGTGCCATGTTTCTTAAAGTGTCAGATAATTTTTCTCCAAATACTAATGATCTTGATAATGCTTTTGACATATTTGTAATACCACTATTAATACCTTCTGCAATTATCATTCTTATATTTTCTTTTTTCTTTTTAATATCTTCTAATACTCCATTATTCATTTCTTTAAATTTAGAGATTGCTTTTTCAGTAGCACTTGGAATTTTAATTCCTAATTCATTTTCAGTATTATATAAGAATGTATCTATTTCTGATACTGCATCTCTAACTTGAATCATAGTTTTATGTAAATCTCTAGCTGGTGGTAAAACATTCTTTACACCTTCAGAAAAATCATCAAAACTTTTAGCAGTTTCTTTAAATAATTTATCAATTCCTTTAAATGCTACATAAACTGCACCCCCTTTAGCTATAAGAACTAAAAGACCTTTTAGACCTTTAACGGTAAATAGACTAGCCAAACTAAATTTCATCATTTGTTTTGCTGCAAATTGTATAGCAGCACCTAATGCTAAAAATAGTTTTACTACTTTAATGGCAATTAATAATTTAAATAAATCTACAATTAATCCCATACTATCTTTTAAAAGAACAATAGCATCTTTAACTTTTACAACTGCAAATGCTAATGAAATTCCTATATCAGTTGCTAGAGCATCTATGCTTTTTGCATTTTCTTCTAAAAATTTATTTAATGAAGTAAATTCTTTTTTAAGACCCTCAAAGAAACCAGCATCTAATATTTTTCTTTTAAAATTAAAAAACTTATCTCCAATCATTGATAGAGTACCTTCAAATGTTTTTGCTAATTCATCTGTTGCTGCACCAAACTTTCCACCCTTACCAAATGTTTTTTGAAGTGCTTCTGCTGTTTCTTCTATTGTTACTGTTGCACCAGCTTTAAATCCTAACATAGCTTTAACACCTCTATCTCTAAATAGATCAGCAGCACTAATACCAGCACTCATTGATCTTTGTATTTGCTCTGCTGTAGTTTTAAAATCTAGTCCTGTTACTGCTGCAACATTACCAGTAATTTCCATAAGGTTAGCAAGTTCTTTTGCATCTTTAGAAACAACTGCAAGAACACCTGAACCAGCTTGAATTTCTTCTAGTGAGAAAGGAACTTTAGCAGCAAACTTTGCCATCTCATCAAATGCTTTTGCACCTTCTTGTGCAGTACCAAATAAGAATTTTAATCTTACTTGTAATCCTTCAATTTGTTTTCCTGTATTAACTAATGATCTAATAGCAAGTCCAGTACCTAAACCAATAAAAGCATTTTGTAAGTTAAATACAGCACCTTTAACTTTATCTAAACCACCTCTAACTCCTTGTAAGGCTTGTTTGGACTTATCCTTTGCTACAATGTCTATTTTAAGTTGTTGTGCCATTATTTATAATTCTTTGCTTCTGCTAGTGATTGGTTTCTTTTATACTGATCTTGCTCTTTTTTCAAGTAAGCTAACCAAAGATTATAATGACTCATTGGCATATCAAGAACTTGTTGAATTGGAATGTGAAGTCTGTCTGCTACTACTAAAAGCGACCAAGTATCAGGGTCGCTACTTACTTTTTTTCGGCTTCCTCGAATGAGGTATCTGCAAGGATTTGATTAGCAATATTAGCTATAACATTTGAGTCTGCTTTTTTTCTTAAAGAAAATTTATCTTCTGGTTGAAAGGCTTTAATCATTTCTCCTTTGTCATCTTTGACTTGGAGTTTCATTATAAGTAAATCTACAAGAATAGTTAAGTCTTGAAAATTATTAGACTTCTTAAAGATAATGTTTTTTTCTTCAAGGGTTAATGGCTCTGAATAAAATACACTAGCATTTCCATGCTCGTCTTTCCATTCTTCTACTTCAATAGTGATAGTTTTAAGAGTTTCAAAATGAGATTTAACTCTATCAATAACTGACATAAATTAAATTATACACTTCCTATTGTT